GCCGGTTAATCAGCCGCGTCAGATACCAGTGGCACTTCCGGGCATCCTCCAGCGGATCCTTTTTGAGCCACATCCGGCTGAGGTACTTGAGGCACTGCCACTGGAGCGAACCAGCAACAGGATCTGGTGCGTGCTGCGACCAGTCCTCAAGCACCTCAATCACCTCAAACCTCCCAGCCGTGTAATGACGGGGGTGATGCACTGGATCGCTCATCCCTTGGACCCCTGAACGGCTTTGTCCCCTTGATACCGCCCGGTCATGGAGTAATCCTTGGCCGGCAGCATCGACATCCGGTGGAACACGATCTGCGCAATCCGCATCCCAGGCCACAGAGCGACCGGGTGCATCATCCTCGCGTTCTGCAGTTCCAGCGTTAGCCTCCCACAGTATCCGGGGTCGATGTACCCAGCAAGCAAATGCTCGATACCCTCCCTGGCACGACTCGACTTGAGAGCCAGCTGCCCAGCAATACAGTCAGGCAGCCGGAACTCCTCGACCGTCTCCGCAAGGACGAACTCATGCGGCTGGAGCAAGAAAGGTTCTTCCTGCGTGTGCCCAGCAATCGACCTGTGCACTAGCTGCGCAGTCAAAGGCGACTCCACCAGCAGGTTCTCACCGAGTCTCACATCAAGACTCGCTGGATTCACCAGCTCAGGATCGAAGGGCGTCACCAGATCCCGCCGCACCAGCGACAGGATCTCCACGTCAGGCAGGATCACGCCGCAACCTCAGCGGTCTCCTGCTGGAGCTGCACATGCTTCCAAGTCTTATTCCACTTGATGCAGTTGATGGTGGTGGGATGCACGCCAAACTCCTTGGCGATCTTGCCCACAGACTTACCGCCCGCAGCCAGCTGGCGCTTGATCTCCAATACCTTGGGCTCAGTCAACACCGACACCCCACGCCGTCCCTTCCGGCTGGACTTACGAGTCTTACTTTGAGACTGGCGTACGGCTTTTGTACGTACAACCCCCTCAGTAGGAGTGATCGCAACGGTTTGCTTGGGGCTAGTCAGATCCAGCTCAACGTGCTGGCATGTATCAAGAGCAAAACGAGCATCGTCAAGCGCCTTGATGATTTGATCGAACTGAGCTTCCGAAAGGATGTACATGTTCATCGGTTTGGAACGTGTGCAGTGTAGTAGGGAAGAGCGGTGATGTGTCAACTCCTAATTAGGTGGAAATTAGAAGTTAGCTAGGTGATTGGACTAACCGTTTTCAAGTTCCAGCTTGATGGCGGCTTGGAAATAACCGGCCACCTTCAGCCTGCGGTATGCAGGCCCAGCCTCCTCGGACTGTTTGTTCTCGATGTTTTCGTACTCATGCCGCGCCTCCTGAAGCGCGGCCATGGTGTCAACGTTGAGAAGATGCAGCTCCGAGTCCGAAAGCTCGGAAAGCTTGTCCAAATAGATGGTGCGCCCGTTCAAAAGGTATGAACGGTAAAACGGCACCATTGAATTTTCAGTCATCAGCCGAAATACAGTTTGCGTCGTTCATCGACCCAGGCATCGTAAGCAGCCCGGTCGGAAAACATGTGTTTGAACACCTCCGGCACTTCCGTGCTGGTAGGCCGAGACTGCTGGCGCATCTCGTACATGTCGTGCCAGTTGTAGCCGCGTGACTGCCTGTAGTAGTCCTCGTGTTTGTCGTAGTTCATGCAAAAAAATTGGGATCCTGCTGCCGTAACCGGGTGAGATCCGTGAGTCTCAACTTGAGAATCTCGTGGATGGCCAGGTTGGCTAAGCGGGTGGAGCTGATGGTGTCGCTGGTGGCGAACACGTAGATGAGGTGGCGATAAAGCTGGGTCAGAGTTTTGATCCTGACCCAGTGCGTGTCGCCGGGGATTGGCTCGGTGCCGTAGTCCCAGTCGTCGTAATCGTCCGCATTGCGGAGTTCGCGGGCTTCAGTCGTCCCAATCAGACGTGTCGAGTGGAGCCCAGTCATCGACTCGCTCGGTGAGCATGGCCCGGAGTTGAGCATCGGTGGCTGGGATCAAGTCTTCATCTGAAAAGTAGAGGGTGCCTCGGCACAAGGCAGGCCCCCACTCGGGCGGATCGAGCTGCGTCTGCGGATAGACCAGAACAACGTCATCGACAAGGGCATCAACAACGAGATGGTCGCCCTCAAATCGCAGCTCCTCAATGCTCTGTACTTGGCTCATTGGACCTCCTGTGCAGCTTGGCCGGTAGTGAGGGCTTCCATGCGCTCATCCCAAGTCATTTTCAGAAACTGTTCGAGATCGAGCAGGCGTTCCAGCTGGGTCTCGTCGTAGCTGGTACTAAAGCCCCAGTCTGTGAACTGCTCAATTTTCTGTTCCAGCTGCATACGCGCCCAACTAACGGCGAAATACCACGGGCTGAGCTTGGAGCGGTCAAAATGAATTTGAAGTGGATCGTCCATTGTTAATCAGTAATAGAGGGCCTGCCGGGGCGGGCTTGCCCTTAGTGTTGCACAACAGAAGCCCGGTAGCAAGCCGGGCTGTCGCATTTTGTTACAACCGCATGGGCGGGCTGGTGCTGGCTAGGGTTATTGCCTTGTTTCCTTTTGGTCTCAAGGCGTCCGCTGCGCCCGGCAGCGGTGAGGCTGGCACCGCGCGAGGACCAACCACCGGGCACCCCAATTAAGGAAGGTGGCTATTCGGCTTCTGGTTCGTAAGGCTGCGGCACTATGGAGTGCATAGCGTCAAGCAGCGCCTTTTCGTGCTGCTCGTAGCCCCACTGGGCGGCACACCTAGCGACGTACATTTCTTCGGGGCTCACTTCCCCAAGATCGCCGCCGTAATACTCCAGTAACCACTGGCGTACCAGCTCCGGCGGTGGGGTGATGGGGCGGGTCATTGCTCGGTCTCCTGCTCTAATTGGGAAGCGATCTTGTCAGCCCACGCCATCAGATCACGAACGCGAACCATCTGACTTCCATCTTCAGGACCTTCAATGACACGCCAATGGCATGACGAGGTGTCCCTGATGGCGTTCTCTATGACAGCGCGAATCAGTTGAGCGCTAGTGGCGTGAAACTCTTGAAGTTTGGAATCAGTCATCGAGTTGCTCCAGTGCGCGATAGCAGAAAATTAGGTTAAACATGGCGCCCATTTGTCAATGGCTTAAGTGCTTCGATAGCGGCTAGGAGATGATTGGTTGCTGTGTACACGTTGTCCACATCCCATCCCTTCACGGAGTCAGAGTAAAAAGATGGCAGACTTTCGTGGACACTGCGTAATTCAGCGATGCGTCTGTTTAGTTCGCTCTTGGCGTTCGCCCAGTTCATGTCAGTCATCAAGTTGCTCCAGAGCGCGACGAATAATGTTTGCTTGGTCTGAGCAAATCCCCTCTGGCGGGGTGTCATCGGCCATTTTGACGGCATCATTTAGTGCTTGCAGCGCCTGCTCCTTCAAGCTCGGCGGCTTGGGGCGGCGGGCGTCGCGTAGTGACGGGATCAGATCCTGATGGCCGCACAGCGTCTGCTGCTCCAGCCACTCACAGCAAGCATCCAGCTCCTGGTCCGCGCCCCACTGGGCGGCTTGACGGGCTAGGTCATACTTGGTGGTGTGAACTTGCATCCACTGCTCAACCAGCTCAGGCGGTGGGGTGATGGTGTGTTGCTGTGTCATTACATAAAAGTTTTTATGTTAGGTACGCAAGCTAGTCGTACCAGTGGATTTGGGGTGGATGGCCCAAGCGTGAGACGCCTCAAGGACGCACAGGGGCTTGGGCTCTATCGGCCCGATGCCGAGGCAGAGCGGGAACCCTTCTATTGTTGCACACCTAAGGCTTCTGGCTCGTACTGCGTGAGCACGCAGACGTCAGCGCCTTGCTTGAGGGCCGTGCCAACGATGTAGGCGAACTGCTTTGGGGCGTCGTCCGACTCCTCGATCTGGTACTCCTCCACCTCGTAGGCCATGCCCTTGCGGTACCAAGAGACCCGGACCACGGCGAGCAACTCGTAGGGAATGTCGCCGACGGTGTACCCCAGGGTGGGCTTCCTGGGGCGCTTCGGCTGGGGCGGTTCAGGCTTGGCCACGGGAGGTCTCCAAAAAAGCCACGCGGCAATCCGCATGGCCCCTAGGAAAAAGTTAGGCACGCGAAGCACGGGCAGCCCTCCGATAACGGCATGGCCTTTTGTAGGCCTGCTCCAGCTCTTCGTCTGTGGGCTCTGGAATTCCAGGGCCAGAGCCTTTTACCTCGTAGTGGGAAAAGACCTTGCGGCGCCTTGTGAATGTCCTGCCGTAGCGATCCGAATCAGTCACTGTTTTCCACACGTAGACGGGAACATCGGTGACTCTGTAGTTGTGCAAATCCTCGGCCCAGCGGAGGAACCGGAGTTCCTCCTCTTCACTGTTAAACATCAGTCCCACATCTTAGAGGCGGCATCGAGCAT